AAGGTAGAACATTAGTGCAAGGTAACTCAAGATGTGGCGATAGCTGTATTCAAGTTATGAAAGCAGACGTGCCTTATAAAGCAGGACCAATAAGCTCGTTGGCAAAGTAAAAACTCACTAAAATGAGTGATAGAATAAGTGAACACATATCTCTTAAAGAAGGTATTAAATCTCACACAGCTACTAGGTTAAATATTGACAATATACCTAGAGAATTAGATTTAATAAACATGAAAACTATTGCAGAAGAAGTGTTTGAACCTCTACGTAAATGGGTAGGTGGTCCAATAGCTATTAATAGTTTCTATCGCTCACCCAAATTAAATTCTGCTATTGGCGGAAGCACAACCTCACAACATTGTATTGGCTGTGCAATTGACATAGACGATAACTACGGTTATAAAACAAATGCAGAGATGTATGATTATATTAAGAATAACTTAGATTATGATCAGATTATTTGGGAGTTTGGAACAGAAGATAACCCAGACTGGGTACATGTAAGTTACGTATCTGAGGATATTAACAGAAGAAGATGTTTGCAAGCATATAAAGAAAATGGTAAAACTAAATACAAAATAATATAATGGCTTATACTCAACCTAATTCTCCTTTCGCTAAAGTTAGAAAAACTACTAAAGGTAAAGGAAGAAATTTTAGAAGCACTAAAGAAGGTGCAGGTATGACAGCTAAGGGTGTTAAAGAATATAAAAAACAAAACCCTGGTAGCAAACTAAAAACAGCAGTTACAGGTGATGTTAAACCTGGAAGTAAAGCTGCTAAAAGAAGAAAATCGTTTTGTGCTAGATCAAAAGGTTGGACTGGTGAAAGAGGAAAAGCTGCTAGACGTAGATGGAAATGTTAAATAAAAAAAAAAATAAAACATTATGATTAGAAATTATTACACTGACTCTTATAAGTCTGGAATAGCTGTAACACCAAGTGATACATTATTATTAGATGGTAGAACAAAATCAACAACTCCACAAGGAGCATGGAAAGAATATAATATATATATAGGTAATTCACCAAGCGCTTTACCAGTTACAACAACTGGTGATAACAGTATTGTCTCAAACTCTACTAACGTAGGTTTAGCGTCACCAAACGCACAGGTGAAAGCTGGTATGAGAGTAACAGGTGGTACTTTGCCTGCGGCTGGTGTTTTAATAGCATCAGTTACTAATAGTAGTAACTACGTCTTAGCATCGGCACAAAGTATAGCTGCTAATTCAACTCTTACTTATAGCTACGATTCAGAAGCTAAAATAAAAGTACACACAATAAATAACGAAGTAATAGAGTTTGTAAAACCTGCTCAAGGTTTTGTATTACCAGTTAGTGTTGTTCAGGTATACGCTACAGATACTGAAGGTGGTATTTCAAATTTAGTAGCATTAAGTTAAAAATAAATAAAAAAAAACAATTTAAAAATTATTATTATGGGATACGGTGGTAAAACAGTAAATGGTCTTTCGTCTTTAGGACCAAAAATGGGTGGTAAAGCTCATGGAGGCGGTGTTAAAATAGAAAAAGGTATGGGTAAAATAAGTCAATCACAAGATGACGTTTTATCTGGTAAAGAAACTAAAATGGAAAATGACTCTATGGGATCAGCTAAAATGATTTCTGGAGGTCATTCAAAAGGAAAGTTTATGTCAACACCTAAATATAAGTGTGGTGCTAGTAAGTACGGTCATAAAGGACCTGAAAAAGAATTAGTAGGTAATCAAGATAAATTACCACAAGAATTAAAAGATAAAATCGAAGCTGCTCCAGGAAAATACGGACATAAAAAAGGTCCACATAAAGAATCTCAGGATCATAAAATGGCTTACGACAGAAGTGAAATATCAAGATTAAAAAAAGATATTCATTTTGACGATATAAAGAAAAAAGGTAAAAAATAATCAACAACAATCAACAATCATTAACAACAAACAAAAATCAAAATTATGGCAAAATTTATCTCAATTTATTCATCAGGAGCAGGGCTTGCTGGTGGAGACATTCTAGTAAGTGGAGAAGCAACAGGAGTTGTAGCTAATTCAGCAACAGAAACTGTTATCTACTTAAAAGGTGGTACTGCAGGAGACTTAGCAACTATTACTCACGGATCAACAGGAACTATTCCTTCTGTGAGAGATGCAGTTATCTATGCATTAACAGCTAACCCAGGTGGTATTAAAGCTAAAGTTAAGCTTCCATCAGGAATAACTGTTTCAGCAGTAGCGTTCTCGTAACAACAACTAATAATATGTCGTAGGGTTAACGCCCTACGGCTTTTATTATAATATGTCTTTTAAACTTACATCACCTTTCAAAAAACATGCAACACCTATAGTTAATGTACCTATGGAACAAAACGTAATGGGTAGAGCTGATAAAAGAGGCAATATTTTAATTAACAAAGATTTAAAAGATCCAAAACAAATTCAAGATACTATTAATCATGAGAACGTTCACATAGAACAAATGGCTTCTGGTGATTTAGATTATGATGAAAGTAACGTTTACTGGAAGGGAAAAAAGTATCCTAGATCTAGTTTTAACGAAGCTAATAAAAATTTACCGTGGGAAATACCCGCATACAAAGCAGGATAATATGTCACAACCAAAAAAGAAATTTAAAGATACTAAGGTAGGAAAATTTCTACTAGGTAAATCAGGTATTATAAATGTGATAGGAGATATACTGCCTGATCAAGGCGCGCTAGGTATGGTTAAAAATCTTATAGACAAAGATCCAGACTTACCACCACAAGACAAAGAAACAGCTCTTAAATTACTAGAGCAAGACACTATAGAATTACAAGAGGTATCTAAACGCTGGGAAAGCGATATGAAATCGGATTCATGGCTCTCAAAAAACACTAGGCCAATGACATTGATATTCTTAACAATATCACTTGTAATTTTTATTCTATTAGACGGGTTTGATATATCATTTGGTATAGATACCGGTTGGATAGACCTTTTAAAATCACTACTTATAACCGTTTATGTTGCCTATTTCGGTTCACGTGGTGCAGAGAAATTTAAATCAATAGGCAAATAATTAAATTAAATTAAAAATGGAAATTAAAAAAGACCAATTAGAAAAAATCCAAGGCTTTCAAAAAGACTTAAACAAGTTGTTAAACGAAGTAGGATCTTTAGAAGCCCAGAAAACCTCAGTATTAGGTAAGTTTCACGAAGTAAACAAAGAGACTGAAGACTTTAAAAAAGAGTTAGAAGAAGAGTATGGATCTATCAACATTAATTTAGAAGATGGAACATATACTCCAATTGAAAAAGAAGAGGATAAAAAGGAATAATGTCATCTGTAATTAGAAAGATAAGTATTGGTTCTGACTATAAAACTGATGCTATGCACTACTCGTTAGGGCAGTCAGTATATGGTGGGCATACAATATCACATATACTTTCTGATAAAACAGATAATTCCTATAATATCTACATCAAAAAACGAGACGAAGTATTGCCGTGGAAGAAGTTTAATTCTAACATGGCAATATCAGTTGAGTATGATTTAGAATATTAGTGAAAAGTTTATTTGACTTTATCGTTGAGCCAGTTGGCCAGCGATATAATAATGATGTTAAAGTAGGTGACAAAAGCCTTATAATTAACACACAAGTAGAAACTTTTAAATCCGTAAATAATATAGCTAAAGTTATAGAAACACCTTTGTCGTTTAAAACTGATATTAAAAAAGGTGATTTAATAATGATTCACCATAATGTTTTTAGAAGATGGTATAATGTAAGAGGTGAAGAAAAGAATAGTAAGTCTTATTTTAAAGATGGTTTATATTTTGTTCAGTTAGATCAAGTGTATTTATATAAAAGAAAGGATAAATGGCAAACTATTAATGATAGATGCTTTATAAGTCCTATTAAAAGTAATGACAATACAGTGTCTGATCAAGAGCAATATCTTATTGGTATATTAAAATACGGTAATAGTGCGTTAGAAGTGTTAGGAATCAACGAGGGAGACCTTGTAGGTTATACACCTAATGGAGAATATGACTTTGTCGTTGATGGCAAACGTCTTTATTGTATGAAATCAAATGATATTGTAATTAAGCATGAACGTCAAGGAAACGAAGAAGAATATAATCCACGCTGGGCACATAGCAGTTGAAGAATTAATTAAAGTAGCTAAAGAAGCTATTGTAGATTCTGATGACGATATATCTGCTGATAGATTAAAGAACGCTGCTGCAACTAAAAAGTTAGCTATATTTGATGCTTTTGAAATACTAAACCGTATTAAAGAAGAAGAGGATATGATAAATGAAAAACCAAAAGAAGAGGTTAAAGCTAAAGCTTTTGGAGGTTTTGCAGAAAGAAGATCTAAGTAATGTACAAGCAAACTTTATACAAAGTAATTGATCACATAAAACCACATGTTATAAAAAGATTAAACAAATCTAAGAAGTGGGATTATGGTTACAACAAAGAACATGATGTAGTTGTTATATCTAAAACTGGTCAGATCGGTGAAGTGTATGAAATACAAAATCTTAAAATAGCATTACCAAAAGAAAACGAAGTTTTCACTGAGGCTGACAAATGGCAAACACACGAGTACCCAAAAACATTAGCTAAGATTAAAACAATATTTGACTGGAAACAATATCCGGATGATTTTAAAGAAAAATGGTATGCATATATTGATAGAGAATTTGCCAGGCGCCACGAAGGTTATTGGTTTACTAACAAGGGTAAAGCTACTTATATTACTGGTACTCATTACATGTACTTGCAGTGGTCCAAGATTGATGTTGGGCAAGCAGACTTTCGAGAAGCAAACAGATTATTCTTTATATTCTGGGAAGCTTGCAAAGCAGATACACGCTGCTACGGAATGTGCTACCTCAAAAACAGACGGTCTGGTTTTTCATTCATGGCATCTGGCGAAACAGTCAACCTTGCCACTATCTCTAGTGATGCTAGATACGGTGTCTTATCAAAGTCTGGGGCTGATGCGAAGAAAATGTTTACC